GATAATCGCGACTTGTCCACTACCACTAGATGTATTAGGGAATTCTTCGCATAATGCCATTTCTGGTGTCCATACATAGCTAGTTGCTATGTCGTCGCCAGCGATTTTCTTGTCATAACTTCCGCACCTAACCCAAATAGAATGAGTAAATCTCTCATGCTTGCGATTAATGTTAATCGTCACCGGTTGACCTATGACAGCCGTCACGTCATTCCCAGAGCTTGCTCGAGGTATAGATGGTAATTTGACCGTCTGGATAACTCTGGCGCCGCCATAGTTGCCAACGTTGATATCCAAACCAACGTCAAGACTAAACTCTTTAGAGCCCTCTTCCGAGTGGTCTATGCGGTAGTCTTTGGATAACAAGCTCTTATCTTGATTGCCGCCGATACCGGCATCGACATTTACTGTATCAATAGCAAGCCCGTTGACTCTTACTGTGACAGGCTTTGAAGACGACGGTATGGAAACATAAGCATTAGAGACTAAATGCACCGACACATTGACCATCGTATAGTTGCCAGTTATATCTTGCCGTCTTACGCCCCAGGTAACATCAAGCTGTAAGTTATGCCCCCAGCCACCGGTGAAATTAGCTCTGACCATGTTTAAATACCTCCCACATATCTGATGACGTTCATGTCCGGATTGAGCTGATACTGTTCTTCACGGAAACGCCCGATTTGAAGCGTCCGAGTAAACACCCCGTTTTCAATTTTTAAGACACCTTGTGAGATGTAAGCCACCTCAGAGCCTGCAGAATAGAAGCTGATACGGTCACTCTCGACACGAACAGAGGACGAACCGTCTTTCTTGCCGATAATCAAACCCTCATTGCTAGCACTCATATAGCTATCTAGGAAACTCCAACGCTCGGCCATATCGCCAATATTATTCTCGATTTTGGCAACCCTTTGAGTTGCGGCTACAAGTTTGGCTTCTGCTGCAACTCGTCCGGCTTCGTCTGCTTTGACATAGTCTTGATAGGATTTAACCCATTCATTGACCGTGTCAATACTAGCTTTAGCTTCGAGTTCTGCTTTGGCTAGCTGCATAGCTTCTGTTAAAGCATTCAGCTGCTCTGCTGTCAGCTTTTGGTCAGCCTTGCTATCAATCTTGTCATTGACTTGTTTGAGCTGCTCCTCGTCGAGCGCTCCTTTATCGCCTTTAGGTCCAGGAGGACCTTGTGCGCCAGGGTCTCCCTTTTCGCCTTTTTCACCATTTTGACCATCAGCTACGTTGCTGAAAGTCACCTCAGCCGTTGCCACTTTCTCGTCATTGAGATAGGCTTCTACGGTCACTTGCAGAGTTTCCTCAAAGTCTGTCGCACGGACTAGCATTTGACTGCCACTGCCGATGATAGAGTCGCCTTTTTTGTAAAAGATGATAGGCTCGTACACCTTGCCATTCTTCTCGAGTGTAGCCATGAGCAAGCTCTGCCCTGTGCTATTCTTAAAGGCCGTTCCTTGGTCTGTGGATAGCTTCAGCTCATACGGTATCGCCTGCTCAGCAAGCTTAGCCATACGAGTTAGCAAGCTATCTGATACCTTATTTTGCAAGGCTTGGAAGTTTGCAAAGACCGTCTTGTTCTCGTTCGGATTGGTAAAGCTAATTTGCTGCTCGCTGACCCTTGCTTCAAGCACCAACATAGGACTAAAGCCTGTGTCTTGGATTTTGACAGTGTCTCCGATGTCCAAGTCAAAATATCCGTCTGCTTCGTATGTGATAGCTGGATAGCAATATTTACGCAGATTACGCAAGGCCGTGGAGATAAGCACTTCTTCGCTATCTGTATCGACTTCCATGTCCTTGCGTATCCAGTTATCATTCGTTTCTGTACCAGTTAAAACCGACGGATAGAGTTGCTTAGAAAGAGGGGCAAATAGCAAACTGCCTTTTAGGTAAAACTCGACTTCGCCCTTTTCGTTTTTCCATTCTTGCGTCTTCTTCGGGTCGATAACTACTTCTGTTGTGCTGACAGATATTTCTTTAAGTTCTATATCTGGTAGTGCCACATCAACTGTTCCGCTCGTCACTGTGCTACCCTCGACTGTCTTGCCAGCCTTTAGTTCCGGCGGGTAGCAAAGTGTCTCTATCGCTCCCAAATAAGCCTGTGCGTTATATGTTCCTAGTGTCACATACTGTCTACCAGCGTAGTTCTGCTCAAGTACCGTAACGGTACTACCGTTATTTGCGATGACGATGGAAACATGGCCATACTGTCCAGTTGCTAGAAAAGCATTGTGAGCTTTGATGTTTGCCATAGCTCCAGCTTTCAACTCATTAGTCCCACGAGGGCGCACTACAGACCAACCAAAATTAGCCCAAGCGTAGTCCGTACCGATATAAGCCGCAGCCATACCAGCGCCGACCTTACCAGAAAAACCAGTCACACCACCACCAAGACCAGGGCCGCCTAGTTTCATAGAATACCAAGCCGCTAAGCCGTAACATTGACCGCTACCGACTGTCCGACCTTGTAGGCCTTTCATTTCGTTGATAACAGCGATTGTCTTGTCAGCCTTGACTACTCTTGTCACTGGCTGGCTAGGGCTGCTTAATTGGTTATTAGGCTGTCTCCATAGGTCATCTAGCTTATCTAGGATATTGCCGTTAGAGCGATTGACTCCGCCCCGAATATCTCGCATGAGAGCGATATAGTGGCCGTATCCAGCTGCCGCATAGTCATATAACGCACCGCCTACTCGGAAAAGACCACGAGTGTAATCTTCGATGTTCTGCTTACCTTTGACTCCGTAGAATTTCCGCCCTCCGCTGGTCTGTTCAGCTAGCAGATAAGCGTAGTCTTTCATAAAGTCGTCAACTGACGCATAGTGAAAGTATGTTCCGCCCTCGTTGGCCGGTCTAGCACTTCCTGTCGTGACCTTGACACCGCTTGGGCGAGTCTGGGCAGAGCCGGACATACCTGACCAGTTATTATCAATTCTAGCCACGTTAGAAGCGCCCCAGAAGCTTTCAAGATAGAGCTGGCAAATCATACCAGACGGCAAAATGTTGTATTGCACACAGAGATTTAAGATAGTCTGGACTATCGCAGCGCTCATAGGATGTCCAGCGTAGTTCAAACCACCACCAGTGTATTTCTTGCCACTATTCGCCGCTTGTGCAGCTGATGGGTTGGAAACCTTGGTGGTTGTTTCCTTGGTTTCTTCCTTTCGTCCAACCGGCTTGATAGCGTTGTATAGCTGCGTCTTGTCAACGCTTCGCTTAATGCTTCGTACATTCTTGCCATACTTCAAGATAACATCGTTTCGCTTGCGTCCGACGCCTTGATTTTCAGCGCTATGAGCTTTATAGACATTCATCACAAAGCGGTCGAGCTGACTATTGGACTTCAAGTGCGTCTCAAACTCGATTTCAGCATCGAAGTTACGAGCAAGAGAGATTAAACGTGCAAGAGAGGTTTCTTGCCCCTCCCATTGCAACGCTCTGCGTTGGTCTGCTATCTCATTGATGCCGAGTTCGACCTTAGATAGGCCAAGCGTGCCCCAAATATCTAAATACTCTGTAAAGGTCATTGCTTTTGGCGCTTTGTATGCCCCTTGATACTCGAGCATGAGTTCTAGACTGAGATTTTCGCAGTAACACTTGATAATCTGCTCGTTTTCCTCAGTCTTCATCACGTTAAAGAGATAAGACCGGCCTTTATACTTGAAGCTGACAAAAGCCCGCTCATTGAGGTGCTTATATGCTTGTTCAACGTATATGTCGGACTGGATTTTTTTCTTAAAAACAGAAAACTCAAAGACTGATGTCGCACTTTCAAGCGAGCGTGTCCACTTATCATTGAAGAAGTTCAAGGTGGTTTGCTTGTTATTGTCGATAAAAGCGACCTTCTTCAAGGCGCTATCATGGATTGTTAAAAGCATTAGAGCCACCTTTCTTCAAATTCAATCGTGACACTTGGTTTTTTCTTAGCCCAACTGGACTGCAGAATCTCAATCTCAGATTTCCCTGGCGGAATGACCGGCCACAAAGAGCCGTCGACTACTTGGTCGAGGTCTGGAATGTTGTTTAAAATCAAGCTGTCATTCTCGCCATTGATAACAAGCGTACTTCCTGCAGCGTACCTGTTAGGCACATCCTTTGTGCCGTTTACAAAGTCTTTTCGGTAAACGATGCTATCAAGATACATGTGCGTTGGGATTGGTTTATCACCAAAAGCACCAATAGCGACATGCACCTTGACTGATTTCTTACCAGCGATTTCTGGTATGGTAAACTCTGGATGCGTACCGTACCAGTGGACTTGTACCTTGTCATTTCTTCGGATAAGGTCGCCCCAGCCAGTATCTTTAGTAAACGGATTTTCGCCTTGATTATGAGTCGGCCAGAATGTCCATTGTTTGACTAATCTATAGCCGCCGTTTCCATTAGCAGCTAGGAAGTTGTACTCTGTATTCAGGCCATTCCCTCGCTTAATGGTTTCGACGCCATAGAGAAACTCGCCGTTTTCGCCAGTGAATGAAATCTTGATAAAACCGTACTGATTAGCTGGGTTAACCCAGAAAACCTGTCTCCACCACAGATACTCATTGATTGCCCCTCTTTCGCCTACGCTGTCAGCAGGAATATCCCAAGTTAAAGAGCCGGCGTGATTGCCAAGAGGGCCGCTTCCACGATTGGCAAGGAACAAGTGAGGTCTCCCCCAAGCGCTTTGAAGTGCTAGTGTCCCGTTCAAGTTTTGGGCGTTATCATTCAGGATTGCCACGTTCTTCTGACCGTCCGCAAGTCCCTTGATAATGCCCTCGCCAGTCACATAGTCCCAGAGGATTTCCGAGTGCTTATATGGCACGATATCGGCTTCCTCGATACTTCCCGC